GCTGCTGCCTCAGCTGGGCGAGGTTGTCCTGCATCGGCGGCATATAGGGGTTTCCGTAGTATGGATAGTTCATGCTTCATCCGTCCTTTCCCAGTAATACAAGGGTGTTTCGGCTCCGGAATCCCATGTGTCGTGCCAGTCTCCGTCTATCACGCACACCACATGGGACACCAGCGCCAGCAGATATGTACCACGCGGGTGATCCATTGCAAAATCACTCACGGAATAGCTGTCCGAACAGTCATCCGGGATAATATGCCGTGTAAAGCCCAGCTTCTTGAGATACGCGCCCCACACGGTGTTGGCGCTGGGCATATCCGCAAGTGCCAGACCCTGCATACAAAGCTGCACATACGTCTCATGCCAGCCCTGCCCCGTGGCGCGGCAGATCGCGCGAACAGGACAGTCTCCCACGTTCTTGCCGGAGGGATTCGGGTTATACCATACGAACATCACGACCACCTCTCTTTACCGCCAGCATACGGCAGATATCGCCGGAGAAAGCGTCAAGAAAAGGGCGAAAAAGTGCGTGAACATAAGAAAAAAAGACACACCTACACGGTGTGTCTTTTTTCTGCTCTCAGGCCGTCGGCCATTTTTTTGTATGCGGTACGGCGGCGGCGCTTTACGCCGTCAACCGATACGTTCATACGGAACGCCTGCTCCACGCAGCTTCGTCCCCGCACGTCGCATTCCGCGATACACTGTGCCTCCTCCTGCGGCAAGTCAAAAGATTGGATCCACGCGATAGCTCTCTTGGGTGCCATGCTATGCAGCATAGCCCGTATTTCACGGTGCTCCTGGTTCATCCTGCTTTACGCAGGCTTGCGGATCGCCTTGCGGCGGGATGGTGCCATAGGATGGTTGCCCTATCGCCCGTTGCTCCTTTCCTTGATTTACGGTGCTCGCCACCGGTTTTTCAATTCCTTCACGGACTCGACGCCCTGCTCATTTTTCATGATGGCCTCCACGCCCTGTCGCACGTCTGACTCCTCATAGCCGTGCTCCAGCATCTCCTTATAGATCAGCCGCGCCGTCTCGGTGTCTTTGTCCTTCTGCGCCCGGTACAGCAGCTCGCACCACCGTTTTCGGTTCCCGGCGCTCCTGTCCATGCGATAGATCGCTTTTTCCATCTCAAACATTACCCGCACATTCCCTGTGTCGTTTGCGATGCTGCGAGCGATAGACCACATGTCGCGCCCCATGTTCCCAACGCTGATTCCAAAAACCTTGCTGCACATGAGCATGACCTGTTTCAGGTTGTAGGCCGTGGTGGTTTTTGAATCCCCGCCCAAGCCCTTGATAAAGGTTTTGGACGTTCTGATAATATCGTCTGCCGCCGCTGCATCCATACGGTCAACGGTGTAGCCCTGCAAGATAGACAAAATGTCCTTCAGGTACGGAATACGGCCTACCGGGTTTATGTTGCTGATAAGGTTTCCCCCCAGCACAACATTTTTCACGGCTTCGCCCGCATTTTTTTCATCACCGGAATAGCCGGTAAATGCTTCCAGAATACGTTCCGCCCAGTTCTTATCCTTGTCATCGTCCCGCAGGCCGTCCACAATGGACTGCGCCAGTGCGTTCACCACGTCCGTCACCAGCAATGCGCCTACAGACCGCTTCAGCTGCTTCAGCGCCTTGCTGCGCTTATGCGGATTCGTTTCATACACCCATGCGTCGTAGGCCCGCATTAGGACGTTCAGGCTTTTCAGCGGCTCACCCATGAAAGACGTGGCCTGCCGCGTCAATGCGTCGCTGTCCCGCATGATCTGCGTGCGCTGCATAACGCCGTCCACCACCTGCGTCTGGTCGATCACATCCGTGAACAGCTCCGCCACCTGCCGGTAATACGCATCGCTGCCTACTTCCGTGTTTGTGTTTGCTGCCACCTGCCATTCGCAGGCGTTCCAGATTTTGCCCCACGTCACCGCGTCGGCCTTTCCGGCCAGTGCCATGCTCTTGTCGTTCAGCCATTCCCGCACGTTTCCGTCTGAACCGTATACCTCACGCGAAATGGTGTACCGGCTGCCCTGGTCAAAGCCGGATGTATCCTTGATCCCCGCAATAGCCGCCCACTTTCTGGCCTTGTCCCATCCGTTCCCAGCCGTCGCGCCTTTCGTAAGGCCCTTTGTCATGTTCTCCGGCTCCAGCACCACAGCCGCACGACAGTATGCCGTAGGCTGCTGGATGATCACACGCAGGTTCGCGCCAACCGCTGCGCCTTTCGTATTGCCCACGATGCGTTCCACGGTCCTTGTGGTAGAGCTGGCGCTTTTTACCATGCCGCTCTGCACATCCCGCATCAGGTTCCGCCAATAGCTCTGGGCCGCGTCGCCGTACACGCCGGACAGGACCTGCCGCACATTCTTCCCGGTCAGGTTGCCCATGCTGTCCCTGTACCGGTAGTTGTACAGACGGTTGATGTCCTCCATTGGAGCCAACAGTGTGGCATACTTGATCATATCGCTGGCGTTCTGCGCAAACACGTCATACGCGCCGCCGATGTCCAGCGCATTGCTGGCATTGGGGGTCAGGGCCTTTGCGCTGCCCATGTTCTTGATCGACCGTGCGTTGTCCGCGTCCTTCTCCACGCTGGAGGCCACCGCATCCTTTGCAGCCTTGATGGGCCAGTAATTCTCCTCCTTGAACTTACGGTAGCCGTAGACCTGCATACTGGCCTCGTTGCCCCACTCCGCCAGTTTTGTGCTTGCCAGTTTTTGCAGACCGTTTGCCACTTTGATCTGCTCAGGCGTCAGCACGGAGGTGATGGCCTTGATGTCCTCCTCCGTCAGCAGAATGTTGTCGTTCCCGCGCGGGATCGCCTTCAGCTTACCGTTCCGCTGGATTTCCGGCTGCACAATGCCGCCCACCGTCAGATGGTGCATAGCCTGTTCGCCGCGCCGCGCCAAATTGTACAGGTTCATGATCTGGTCGCTGGTCAGCGTCAGCTCCACGCCCCTGCCGGTGGTGAAGGTGTGTCGTTCAAACCGGTTTTTATACACGTCCGCATCCAGAAATTTTTTCGCCGCATTCCGCAGATCCATCAGCATCACGTGCTCTCGGTCCTGCGCGTTCCGCAGCGTTCGGTATACCTGCATGCCGCCGTCGCCGTAGGCGGAGAAGAACGTATACGGATCTGCCATGTCCAGCGAAATTTTCCGGTTTCTCCGCTTCCGGCTCATGCTGCCCATCATAAGGCTTTCCGCCCACTCGCTGGTCCGTGCGTACTTCTGATTGGCAAGCGTCCGGTCGTAGCTGGTCAGCGTGGTCTCGATAGCACGCACCGTGTTCCACACGGTCTCCAGCTCCGTCACATTCATGTCAGCAATGCGCTTGCCGCCCAGCGCGGACAGAGAATCCAGCAGACCGCCGCTTTCCGTCAGCGCCGGGTCTACCACCATATTCCCCTCGTTGTCCAGAATATCATCATAGATCTGCTTGAGCCGGTCTGCCTCCAGCGTCCTTCTGGTGGGGTCGCCGTCCGCGTTTTTCCGCAGCCGCCCATTTTCGTCGTAGCTGTTCGCGCTCTCCAGGTTAATATTCCGCAGCAGGGCCGCCACCACTACGCGCAGCTCCTCCGGAATGTGCTGCTTGTCCGTGGGATTCACCAGTTTGCGGGAGATTGCGCCGGTGTGCCGTGCGATCCGCGCCCGCATCGCCGTTGCCTTCCGTTTTTCGCTGCCCTTCTTGGTCTTCTCGTTGTACTTCTTCCGCAGCGCGTTTACGTCGTCCCGGCGCTTCTGCCGCTCGCGGGACAGCATCTCACGCACACGACCGACGGCCTCCTGCTTCTCCAGCGCACGCCTGTCTGCATACGTTTTCTTCTGCCGCACCTGATCGGAGATCATGCCGTCGATCAGCTGATTGGCGATCTCCTGCACCGCCGCATCCCTGTATCCCTCAAAGGGATTGTGGTAAACGCTGTAAAGGCCATCCAGCACATCCCCGATTTGCAGTAGCTTGTCCGCCTCCGTATGCACGTCGCTTGGGAAATAGCCCTCGCCGAACATCTCCGTCAGCTCGCCATACACGGTATCCACAGACGTGCCATTGGACTTGTTCAGTTTCAGCGTTCCCATGTGGCTCTTTCGAAAATCGCCGTAGTTTGCCATGTCCCCGCCGAACTGGATGGTCTGCCGCTTCAAATAGTCCCGAATTTCCAGCAGCTCCGCGCCGTACTCCGTCAGCTCAGAGGTGTTGTCCACAATGGCCTTTGCCACGGCCTTGGCGTGGGGCATCAGATCCTCCATCGTCACGTCCCGCTTCATCACAGCCTTGGCAAGCGCGTCCATCTCGCTTTGGACGTCCGCGTATTTCACATCGCTGCCGTACTCGCGGATAAGATTCTGCCCCAGCTTTTTCACGTCCCGCAGCACCACGGACGGTTCCTTGCTGATGCGCATCTCGCCTTTCAGCTCCTGTACCCGCTGCTTCAGCGCCTCGTTCTGCTTGGCCAGCGCGTTTCGCTCCTTCTTGAGATCCCGCGCCTCGCGCTCCACCTCCGCCGTTGCTTTCAGAGAAAACCTCGCATTTTCCACGCTGTTGACGGCATCCAGTCGGGCTTTTTCATCGCCGCTTGCGTATTCGATCATCCTAACACCGGCGTTTTCCAACGCTGCCTTTACCTCTGCGCTGGCGTCGTTAGGGATGACCGCCGCCAACACCTCATCAAATCCAACGGCTCTCTGTGGCTTCGCCTCAAAATACCCCGTCGGCATATTGGAAATATCCTGTGCCAACCGCAGCACTTTTTCCGCTGTGTCCGGTTTAATTTGCAGCGTGGGGTATGTCCGCAGCTCTTTATCAATTCCCGCCACAGTCCGTTTTGTTCGCAGCGTCTCTACAATAGCCGACGCCGCATCGTCTGATGCGATAAACTCATTCCTTGCTGCAGGATCCTTAATCTCGTTGGTCAACTCCGCAAGGCGTTCAGAATACTTCTGCCGGATAGCACTGTATTCTTCTTCGGTCATTTTCTGCAAACGACCGGAATCTCTTTTGATGTCAGCAATAGAGCCGTAATCCTTTGACGCAACACCCCAAATTGCCTGGCCACCAAAGAATGTGTTGGCACCCTTCTGATCGCCTTGCTTCATCGCTTTAACAATGTTTTCCAGCGTGATCTCATAGTGCGTTGCCGAAAAACTCCTGCGATTGCCGGAGGATGTATAGTAGTCCTTTCCGTTGTAAATGCCCTCGTTTTTTACAACTCCGTCAAACAGATCATCCAGCCATTGCTCGTACTCCTTCTGGTTTACCTTGTCGCGGATAGCTTTGTTGGTGGCATCCCTGTCCACTTCCTCCGTCACAGTCTCCGTGTTACCGACCAGATATTTTCGCGTATCCAACATATACCGCGTCTTTGCCGCAACGGTTTCTGCATTTACCACATCAGCCGCATCCTTTGCAGGAAGCCCCAGCTTTTCGTAGTATTTTTGCAGCGAGGCATTCAGCGCTTCGCCGTGTTCCTTAAACCACAGTTTTCTTGCCGCAATAGGCGACTCGCCGCCCTTTGCGCGGAAATCACTTACAACGCCGTCTCCCAACTCACGGATCAAGAACGATGCCATTTCCTGCTGGTTGTCGTCCATGCGTGTGACTTCGCGCTTTATTACATTCTCCACGGCACCGCGCCCAGTGTCTTCGAGGTAAATGTTCATCACGCGCGGATCATCGCGCATAGCCCCGACAACTTTATCTACGCCGCCCTTCCGGTTCAGCTCATCCTCCAGCGTGTTTGCCGCGGAATATAAGGGGTCTGCAAAGCTCCTGCCTTTCGCCCGCTCCATGCGGTAAAACAGGTCGTGGATTTTTTTGGCGGATTTCTCATTTACCTCGTACTCAATTCGCGGGGCAGTAGGTGTCCATGCGTCATAACCGTACACCTTGTTGCTGCGGAACAGCTGCGGGTCAATGGTATCCTTGCTGAACACAAACGAAATGTCGCCGTACTCGCCGTGACCTTCGTCTGCCTTTACGATGGCAATACTCGGCATAGGCAGTCCACCCAGTTTTGCAGCGTCCAGCAGATTTTTCTCCGTCAGGTTATGCAGCGCCAGCAGGTTTTTTGTCTCCTCCACAGGCGCTTTCAGTGAAAACTGCGGCTTGACATTCTCGCCCCGACCTTTGAACTGTTCATAGATGGAATTGATTTCTTGCACATACGCATGGAAATCGTGAAACACGTTTCTCCCAACACCATCTGTAAACAGTTCCGTTTGTCCGGTTGCAATATGCCCATACACGGTGGCATTAAATTCATCATACAGTCTGGCCGGGTCTGCCGTTTCAAGCGTCGCACCCTGATGATCTGCTACTTGTTCCAAAAGTATCTGCGTAACAGTGTCACTGAAATTAAGCAGGTCGGGTGTGTGCTCAATAAACTCGATGTACGGTTCAAAATTCACCTGTCTCATGACGTGCATGATCTCATGCGGGGCCAGCATGCCCCTGTTTCGTTCAGGGGCGGTTTCCCTGAAAAAGATTTGACCATGTACAGAAAAAGCCGGGGACGCATTTGCGCCTCGTTCTTTTACCCACGCAGCATCAGAAACAACAAAACTGGGAACGCGGAACGCAACTGCCGTCTCCTGTGCGTCATAAGACACTGTTCCGGGAGCAGGTGTAACGGTATTGCCGTTCACCCACGCGCGATAAGGTTTTTCTCCAAAATCCGCACTTACTTCTCCGTATCGTTCAGAAGAAGGAGAAAACTCTCCGCGAACTGTTTGATCTTCTCCTCGTCCGGTTGTTCTCCCTTCTCCTTCGCCGCGTCCATAAGCTTCTTTACCAGCTCGTCCTTTTCGCTCATACTCTGTTCCCTCCGTAAAAGTGCTTTCTGTTTTCATTATAACACGTTGTTCCGCCGCGTCAAAGGCCGTCTGCCATTGCTTTGCAATGTCCTCCAGCTCGGCAAAGTCCTTGCCGTATGCCTCCTGCGCCGCCATGTCGCGGTATTTGCCGGTGAACAGGCCCCTGACATTGTTGAGAAACTCCTTCAGGCTGTCCAGCAGCTTCTGTGCCGCCGTCCGGTTTTCCTTGGCGAACTTGGCAAACAGGTCTGCGTCGTCCAGCATATCACCGGCGAAGTCCGCCGCAAGCTCGTCCATCACCTCGTCACGCGTCAGCGTCACGCCCTCTTGCTCCGCCGTCTCCATGTACCGCTCCACGATCTCCGCCTCTGTGTCCGCACCGTTTTCCCGCATCTTGTACTCCACCGCCGCCTGCCGGAACTTCCGGTATTCAGAGGGGGACAAGTCCTGCATCCGGTGGGTGATCTCATGAGCGGTCACGTTCAAAAGCGGCTTGCCGCTGTCAGCGGCGATTTGGATGAGATTCTGCTCCTTGATGTACTGGCCGTTGGCTCTGCCGCCCAGCACCTGATCCACGATCTCGATCCGGACGCCCAGCTTCTTGCCCCATGTGTTCAGCGTGGCGGCGGTGTCCTTCTTTGCTGCGATCAGATACCGGCTGTACTCGTTGTCCGCCAGACCGGCACCCGCCGTGGTTGTCACGGACGCTACCTCCGCGTTCTCCCGTGCCACTTGCGCCCGTGCGTCCTCCAGCCCAGCATTGTACGCCGCGTACCGCTGCTCCGGCGTCAGCATCGCCGCGTACTTGCCCTTGGCCTTGTCCGCTTCGATGCCGTTCAGTCCCGCGTTGTACACGCTGGAAAATCCTGCATACAGGGAAGGTGCGTCCTCTGCCGTCCGGCTCATTTCCTGATACGCCTTTTGCCCGTTTTCCAAAAAGCCGCCTACGCGCTTCTCTGTGCGTTTCTGCGCAGCAGGGAAGGGAGGTGTAGCCCTCTGCGTTTCCTGCGTCACCTCGCGGCTTGCAAGCCCCGCAATGTCCCGTTTTGCCTGACTGATCGGTTTGTCCGTGTCCAGCTTCACGCCGGTGCGCTGCTCCAGCACCTCCACCGCCACCGGGTCACGGGCGATAGCCGCCGCCTGATTGCCGGTGATGGTCTCGCCCCGCGTCACAGCCTCCACCGCCTCCGCAGACTTTGCGTTCATCTCCGGCGCGGTGTTCTGCTGCACATCTCGGTTGTACTGCGCTTTTGCCGCGCCATACGCCACACGGTTGCCAAGGGCATTCACGCCCATTGTGCCGCCGGACAGCAATCCACCGACGATCGCGCCGCCGGCAAACTCTTCGGCAGCGGTTCCCGGATCAAAAATCGCGTTTTCGTTTACGCCAAAATACGGATTATCGGCATCATATACTGCATTTTGCAGTGTTCGGTCGATGATGCCTTGCAGCACCTCCTCCTTGCCTTCGTCCAGCATGGTGTTCACCAGCGTCCGCCACGCCGCCTGGTTCGCCACCTTTCCTGGCTGGTTTTGGATCCCGCCGCTGATCTCGATTTCCGACCCCAGCAGCGCGTTCCCGATGGCGTACAGCGCGGCCCGCTTGTCGTCCACTCCCTCCTCCTTTGCGTCGTTGTAGCTGTGAGAAAAGATCTGCGCCGCGCTGGAGAGATAGTTGGGGTCCTTGGCCCGTGCCGCCGCCACATTCTTCAGCGTCTGCACCAGCGCCGGGGAACTCTTGGCCGCCGTCTGCGCTGCCAAGGTGCCCGCCTTTGCCGCCGCGCTGGTGCCGCCGGAGGCGAAGGCGATGGCCAGCGAGGGCAGCGCCTCCACCGCAGACGCCAACAGATTCTCCCCCTTCTCCGCATACTGGCCACCCTTGGCGGTGTTTTCCGCGTACTTCTGCTGCAGCCCCTCCTGTTCGAGAGCGATATTCTCGTCCCATGCGTTGAAAAAACCGCGCTCGTTCATCGGTGCGATATTTCCAAACAGCGCGTTCCAGCCCTTGGCCACCGTGCGCTCTCCAAGGGCCAGCGGCGTGGTCACATCTCGTGCGATAGCCGAAAGACCCATGCCTCCCGCTTTCAGCAGGCCCTTTCCATAGTTGTACCCCTCGTTGGCCTGCTTGTCCGCACCATAATTCCCCGCGCCAAGGGCGGAAATATTGTAGTCGTTTTGCTTTTTGGAGCTGAAATATTCCTTGTTTGCCTGCATTGCAGCCTTGTCCGTATGCCATGCAACGCCGTCAGAGGAGCCTTTGCTCGTATCAACACCGACATATGTGGCCTTTGGGCCGCGCCTATCCTGCGCTGCAGAGGGGCCAAGCGTTCCGGTATATGTTACTTTTCGCTTTTTCCCGTTTCGTTCGGTATTCCCAACGTAAGTTACCTTCATACGGCCTCCTAATCAGAAACGTTAAAGCCCATTTTCTTAATATCCTGTTTTTGTTTCGAGCTAAGGTCATCCCACACAGATTCTACCAACTGCGCCGCTCCCTCGGCATCCCCGGCATACAGCCGCCCACTTATTGTTCTCTGTATGTCGCTGAAAGAAGCAACGCCGCTGCCTGTCGCCTTTACCTTGTTGCCGGAATTTTCGATGCGCGGCCCGGTCCCTGCGGTAAAATCAAATTGATAATCCGCAGAATTGGCCTTCGTCTGCGCTGACGACCTTGCCGCTGCCTGCGCTGCTGCCTTCTGCGCGTTATAATCAGCCAAGCTGTCCCTGTACCGGTCATATTCGTCGTTGGCCAGATTACGGTACAGGTTGGCGTTGTCCAGCAAATCGCTTCGATCCTGCGAGTACATCTGCCGCGCTACCTCCTCCAGCTGTGCCATGTACTGGTTGTACTGCTGCTGCGCCGCCGTGGTGGCATAGCTGGAGGCAAGGCCACCGGTGCGGCTGGCCACCTGACCAAGAACGTCCTGCATGCTCATCCGCCCGTTATTCCCGTACCGGTCAGCCAACGCCTGATACTGACTGCCCTTTGTCCAGTCATCGTAGTTCATGCTGATCAGCTGTTTGGCCAACTCATTCAGCGTGTCCATGTACTCGCTGTTGTAGGTGGGCAGCTCGTCAATGCTGGCGGGGAGGGTTACCTGCTGATTCGATCCGTAAGATCCGCCGCTGGATGCCCCGCCTCTGCCGGTATCCGTCGGCAAGAAGGCAATGCCTGCGCCGCCACGGATCGCCCCGGCAAGAACAGCATCCGGGGAAAGCCCGCTCGGTGTTCGCGGAATAGCGCCGGTAATCGCACCAGTAACCGCTGCGGTCGGTCCCGTGGTTGAATAGTTCCGAGGTGCTGCACCGGAAACGGCCCCTGCAATGCTTGGCGTGGGCGTTATGGTGCTCCGGGAGCCGTTGATGTTGCCAATGTTGTAGGGGCCGACCCCCCAAGATTTCTCAATGGCATTTGCCAAAGACGGCAGTGTGGTTTTTTTCTTCCCAATATCGTCGTATTTTTTTCTGATATCCATTATGTGCCCTCCGTGTTGTTGTTTTCCAGTGCCGTCACGCGCTGTTCCAGTGCCGTCACGCGGCCAGCCAGCGCAGTTTGGTCATTGCTCAGTGTCGTAACGCTTTGCAGCAGTGCAGATATGCTGGCACTGTGGCTGTTCACCGTGCTCTGCAATGCGGACACTGTGTTTTGAAGCGCAGTCAGCAAAATGTAAATCTCGGCACTGGAAACGCCTGCCGCACTGACTGTTTTGCCAACATTACTGATGGCCCAATCTGTCCGCTGACACATATACCTGATATAATCCTCGATGATTTGGAACGCAGTCTCAGGGTCTGATTTTGGTATAGCGTTTAGGCTCTCCGGAAATACGATCACGTCACATCACTCCCCAAAATAAATTCTCTGGATATACCGAGAACCGCGCACGGGCCTTTTCCCTCCAACCGAAGCTCAAATTTATCGCAACGGTTTGCAGCAAACCGCATCCGCGTCACATTGACCTCGCGTCCGATCAGTCTTCCGCACTCCTTCCACGGCTTTCCATCGCAGCGCATTTTGACGATCACATAGCTTCCCACCGGCAATTCCACCCGCATCAGCATCCGCGAATACGCTTTTTTCCCGTTCAGCGTTTCATACATCGGCGCAAATTGCACCATCCACATCTGCGTCTGCGGCGTTTCCTCTCCATCCAGCAGATAAATGTTTCCGCTGTCGTCCAGCATATAAAGCTGCCGGCCCAGCCGCGCAAAATCTACCGCCTTTGTCTCGTCCTCAAGCACCCAAATGCCTGTTTTGGTCTCGTACACCATCAGGCGGCTTGTGTCACCGTCTTTTACGCTCAGGTAATATCTGTCTCCGTCGTTTCCTGCCACCGCGTCCGAAAAAACTTTTTCGCCGAAATTCTCGCTGATCAGCGTGGGCGTACCGCCGGAATAGGCGTACACCCCGTGAGGCCCTTTGTAAAACAGCGTGTCGTTAATGACCTGCTGGCTCTTGTGACACCCATCTTGCAGACCTTCCAGCTCGTAAGTGTACATGGAATATTCTGCCGGATAGCCGCCCAGCATTTTGTGCAGTTTTGTTTCCTTCCAAAACAACACGGAAGAGCTGAGCTTGCAGCATCCTGTAAATTTTCCATCCGTGCCGACCGCCAGCGTATAGGAATCCGTTGAAAGTCCTTCGTACACATAAAAGTTGGTGGGGTCTCCCAGCGCACTGGCGTACAGTGTCTGTGTTGTACTGTTGCACCCCCATAACCGGTTTTCGCTTTCGCAGATAAAATCAAGATCCGGAATTTTTCGCTCTATCTTGATGCTTGTGCTGGTTTCCGTCGCCTCTGTAAAGGTATTGTCTGCCACGGTGATTTCCTTGGCAGTGACGGCTTTGATCACAAAATCCTTATTGTTCGCGCTCTGCGTCACACAACCGGATAGCGTAACTCCGTCGCCCGCCTTGAAAAGCGTTGTCAGGTCCGTCCACCCGCTTACCGTCATTTTATTCTTCGTAAACTTGGCTTTGCTTCCCGTCACCGTCGCCGCCAGCGGCTTTATTTTTTTGGAGTTAATATCCAGATACACCTTGTCCGGCCATATCACCATCTTCGTGTTGATCACGGCGAACTGCTTTTGCCCTGCTGTCACTGTCCCGATCTTTTTCCCATCATACAGCAGAGATGTCCCCTGTACCACGACCAGCTTTCCCCATGCCGTCATTGCCGTGGCGTTCTTATAGGGGTCTTTTTTCACGCGGCCTTTTCGCGTGGTAATATAGGGCCACCGTCTGGCAGACACATTCAGGCTATCCCGTAAATCGCCGTCTTTCAGCGCATCTGACCAGTTGATGCCGCGCATCTGTACAATATCCACTTTGTTTGGCCGCAGATCATACGGCAATTCCGGCATTCGCATCACATCACCTGCACACTTCCGCCATACGCAGGGCAGTTGTTCCGCCGCCACCACGCCAGCGCCTCACCCAGCGCCTCGTCATACACGGCTTTGTCGTTGCCGTACAGCGCTGTTTCGTTGTTGTAGTAGTCAATTTGGCTGCACAGATACAGCACATATACCCGGTCATAGGGGGAAGGGAGCAGCAGCTCCCCGTCCCCCGTGGGCCAGTCGTGTACGCGAGATTCTGTGCATATCCGTTCTGCGATCTCCTTATCCAGTCCCATCACCCACGCCGCCTTTTGCTCGTCGCTGATGGTATTCATCCGCAGCTCATCCGCCTTGGAGATCGTTCCCGTTACTGTCATGCCGCACCTCCTTACACCCCAAGCAGCTTGCCCCAAGTTCCCTTTCCAGCGATACCGTCAGCGCCGAGGCCGTACTTGGTCTGGAACTTCTTCAGCGCCGCTTCCGTGCCGCCGCCGAAGTCGCCGTCCGCACCGGCAGAGCCGCAGGAGAACCCGTAGGCGATCAGCGCCGCCTGCAAGGTCTTGACATCTGCGCCATCCATGCCGCGACGCAGCACGCGCACAGCCACAGAAACCGTTTCGGCAGGTGCAGGTGACGGGGCTGGCTCCGCATCATCCCTCGCCGCAAACGGCACGTCCAGCGCCGCGCAGAGGCCCTTGGCGATGGTCTCACCGATGAGCGTCGTATGGTTAATAATCCACTCCGCGATGTGGACCACATCGTGGAAATCTACCTCGATGTATACCGTTGGCGCGGCGGGGTGCTTCACCTCGTACAGGCTTGGATAAGCGCGAATAACGTCCGGCGCACCCGGCGTCACGGGTCCCAGTACATCCATCACAGCCTTACACGCCTTGTACCCTGCGCTTGCCTTATCGGAGCTGTAGCAGAACAGATGCGTACCGCTGGCCTTTCCGTTACAGGCGTTGGAATGGATGGGGACGTGCAGGTCGGCCTTGAAGCGGTTGGACGCCGCCACACGGTTCTGCATGGTGTCGTACTGCCCCAGCATGACCTCCACACCGGAGCGCTCCAGAGCGGCCTTGCAAGCCTCGGCAATGCGCCCGCACTGGATGGCCTCTGTGGTGTTGCCCACCGCATAGCTGTTGCTTCGCTGGTCGCTGGGGGACAGATACACCCTTTTAGTCATTGCTGCCAGCCTCCTTGTGGTACTGTGCCGTGCTGATGCACAGCACCGCGCCGAGGAACGTGTCCACGGCGGTGATAGTGGTCACCACCTCGTCGGCATAGGGCCACGCCCATACCGCCGCCAGCGCCGCGTACAGCGTGGCCACGGCGGGCATAACGATGATGACCAACCACTTGAGGATGTCGTATACCTTGTTGTTCAGCTTCATAACAAATTCCTTTCCGGCCTGTCGGCCTGTTCCATTTTTGCCTCACCGAATGGGCAGCTTCCGAACTTCCTCCATGACGCGCCGTGCGCTGCCGTTGCCGCCCATCTCCTCATACGGCTCATAGAGATACACCTGCAAGCTCTCATACTCGTCCTGTGTGACGTAGCCCCGATCGATGTACACCATGCCGAGGTGGATAATGCGGTCGTGGGCCAGCCCTACCAGCATCTTCCGCTCCGCATCGTCTGCCTTGCTGCGCTTGGCCGTCAGCTCCATCCGCTTGAGGATCACCTTGCTCACCACGCCCCACAGGGCGGTGGAGGTCAGCAGTGCCACAAGAAGCGGCACGCCGACATTTGTCCACGCTTCCATCCGGTCACCTCCTACAACTCGGCGCTGAGCACGATCTGTGCCCCTTGCCGCATGAACAGGGCGTAGGTCTCGCCAGCCGTCAGGCCGCTGGACGTAAAGATCAGGCTTCGCATGCTGCAAGCCCCGCCGGTCTGCATCGCCCAGCCGCCTGTGGCCCTGGTGACGTCCTTCGGACTGCCGGAAGTTTTGCCCACCTTGAACAGCGATACGCCGCCGGTGGGGATGGTGGGCGTAGGCGATATGCGCATGGGCACAGCCAGCGGGATGGGTACCCACAGGTCGACGGTGTTGTTGGCGTACCCGATGGCCACTCCGTTGCCGGAGGTGTCGTAGGGCGTGGAGATGATCTGGAGATAGCGCATGCACTTGGTCAGCTCCTCGCCGTAGTCGGGCATCTCGTTCAACACCCACGCGCCGCTGCTGTTCTGATGGGTCAGCGTCTGCTCCGTCCCCAACTCCAGTTTGACGGCCACGAGTTTTTCCCCCGCCGCCGTGACTGTGACCGTCTTGTTTGCGCTGTTGTAAGTCGGCACCACCTCGCCCACTCCGGCCTGCGTCAGGGCAGATGCCGTCACAGTGCCGACCGGCGCGGTCTCCAACACCTGCTGCATGGTTCCGTTCAGCGTGATGCCGTCCGTGTTGATCGTCACGCTGCCGCTCACCAGTTTCCAGCGGTCCAGAAAATACCCTGCGCTGCTGATGGTGCCGCTGACGTCCCGCTGGTTCACCGGATTGACAAAATACCAGTTGTCCAGCAGGTTCCGGTTGCACGGCCGCACTTTGGTAGCGATGACGCTGCCGCTGATGGCGATACCATCGCCCGCCGTATACGGTGCTGGTGCGTTGATGTTCGCCCGCGCCTGCGCCTTCTGCGCGTCAGACAGTGCTTGCGATGCATTGTACTTGACGGCACCGTCAACCGATGTCGCGGCTTCCTCTGCGCTCTGCGCCGCAGCCGTTGCGCTCGCCGCTGCGTTCTGCGCCGCAGTCACGGCATTTGCAATAGTGGCTGTCAAAACATTGTAGTAATCGCTCGAAATGATTTGCGCATCAGGATATACAGATGCGGCAACATCAATTTTGAATGCGAAAGAAGCAAGTTTGCTGTTGCTCGATCCGTAAATATCGACCTGTGCAAACACATCACCTGCAACGGTAAGGACTTGCGCGGCAACGGGTATTGTGACAACATTTCCGTCAACGTCAACGACATTTCCCACTTCATCTGCGTCATACATTCCACCTGTACCATCAGGCTTCGCGAAACGCAGCATAACACTTGCAGAACCAACATCGTATGCGCTTGCGCCGTCCCACAAGGAAGCTACAATGTAACGGCTGTTGCTGTCATTCTGCACCATCTTCAGGACGGGCGGCACAATGTCGGTGGAAAGATTAAGGTTTACCGCTTGATTGACGCTCATTCAATATCACCTCTTAAAAGTTTTTCACTTCGGAGACGGACGCAACACTTCCGGTTCCGCCGGTCTTTGTGGCGTTGCCGCTGCCGTCAAAGTTAAATGCGCAATACCAATCGTTGGATGCACACTGGAATGCCCCCGATACGCCTGACGGGATAAAGCAACCGGCCTTGTTATTACTGCCGCCAGTGCAATAAACCACGTAACCGATTGTTTTTTTCTCTGGAAATGCGACAGTAGAGCCGTTCAGCTTGTAGCTTGTGGCGTCCACCGATCCGCCAACGGACAAATCTTTCTCAATGTCCCCATACTTTGCCCCAATTGTATTCGCAATGGCCCGTCCAAACCCAACGGAAAAAACAACGTTTTCTGTGTCGGCTCCGGTGGTGTTGTTGTGGTACACGCGGTATATTTTCAGCATGTTATCACCGTCAGAAGGATCAAGCCGCAGCGCCCATCGCGTAGTAAAATTGACAGTGCGCGTACCTGCGATGATCTGCTGAATCTGTACGGTATCAGTGATACTAATTGTGCCGTCCCCGTTTACGTCCAGTTTTTCATAGTCCGCCAGCGTAGGCGTGACAGCCTTGGTGTTGATTTGCCCGATGCGGTCAAGATCGGCCTGCGAATAGTCCGAATTCCGGTATGTTGCGCCGCTTCCGATTGTGGATAGTTTGGTGTTGAAAAGCTCCATATCTCCGGTGCTAAGATTCCACTTGCTTTTCCCGTCTTGTGACTTGATAAGTACGGCCGTAAGCGTCCCAACGTCCATGAAATCAGCTACAATATGACCTTCCTGTGTGATTGCTGTTGCGTATGTCCCGTTGTAACCGTTGCTGCTGAAGCCAAAGCCGCCAATATTGAAGCGCCACACCTTTTGAGCGGTTGCAATATCGTCAGTATCCATGATAAGGAACTCAATTGGCTTTCCGTTGCCATCGTATACGAACCGGATGTTACCGCCAGAAGCGCCAGTGATAGCCTTTGTCGCGTTCTCAACTGCCGATGTTTCCCGCTGCCGAACTGCGCTGTTCGGATCATAAATCGCAGTTTGCAAAGACTTGACAGAACCTTGCAAAGACGGAATCACAGTTGACAAAGTGACCTTGTTTTTGCTTGCATCATTCGGATAGATGCAATACTCAACAATTCTGTGCGCAACCCTTGTGTTGAACTTCTTATCAAGCAGCCACACAGCCTTGTGCATCTGCAACTTCTGGAAGCTGTAGTCGCTGTCGATTGCAGCAACGTCCACAACATCGCACTCATAGCTGACAGCCGGGACAGCATTTGCGTCCAGCGTGGCTTGCGCATATTCAAGCAGGGATTCTTTGTTTGTAAAGCGTTCATCGCTGATAGCTACGCCATAGATGATTCTGTTGGAATAGGTATAGTTTTCAACGTAGTCTTTGCCGTTGTTGATGCTGGCGAAAGTCATTCCGTCAGCACCTTTCGCCCGTAAACGTGTGCAGAAGGAAGAACTGTCACCTGCAATGTCAAGCTGCCGAAGGTTCAATTCTTCCGCCAAGAAAGCGTATTGCGGCTTGTTGTCGGACGGGCAAAGGATTGTGACGGTCTTTGTCGCTGTGTCAAACATAGCGGTCACGCCGGTCCATGTATCTTCCACCTGTTCGATAATCTCCATCGGTGTCAAAGCGCCGGTAATCGTCCTGCGCGTTGTAATCCCGGTGTTATCAACAAGATTCCATCCGACAGACGTAAGAGCTGCCGACAAATGATCGTGTGGCGTTGCGCTTGCATCGTAGTCCGTTTGCACGGAACGCAGTTCATCAAGGTCAAGTTCGCAGGTGATGTTGTCGCCATTGACAATCTTGACAAGATATGCCTGGTTCCGCGTGGTTTCGTGGACGCTCTGCTCGTTTACGATCTTGATGTCATCTGGGACAGAGAAAGACAGCTCATTGATTCCGTTGTATTTTTGTTTTATGCAATAGTCATCTACTGCCAGAATTGTTCCATCCGAAAGTGTTAGCATATTTCACCACCAATCACAAAAAAACCGGATAATATTCTATATCTGCTTCCGTTGTGCAACGGACTTCATTCTCTCCAGGCTGTAAAAAAGGAAAACTGACGAAATCTGTGTCCGCAATCAATACGGGTGTTCCGTTTTTTAACAGTCTTCCAGTCAATCCGTCAACAACCAGCTCGTCTCCCGGTTTGCAACCAAGGAAGGTTATCCCCGCCAGAACGAACGAGCCATCTCGATCCGATTTAACGGTTGCCTTGTATAGCGTTTCCGGCGCGGTGGAGAAACACATAACAGCTGGGGTCTTCGCCGACACCAACTCGCCGCGCTGATACCCCAGAAACTCAAGCGTAAAATCCAGGACGCCATTACTAACCGATTCTGCTTCTCCTGCGCTCACAAGAGCCGCGACATATCTATCTCCATTTGACAGCATGATATCAACTTTATCGCCAAGGCACATAGACAGGATCGCGGACTTTGTTCTGGATGCGTCGACGGCAGAACTTTTCACAATTCGCACGGGGATCTTAAGAGACTTTAAACCAATTTTCGCTTTTGTCGCTACATAGGCAGAACATCCTCCCGCATACACAGACCTGTTAACAGGCGCGGAGGTAACAATATAGCCCGTGCTGATATATGCGCCATTTTGCGTCATTTCTTTGCCGTTAATATACCACTCGAGCATACTGTTACCCCCTAACAAGTTGAAGTTGTGCGCCCATATACGGCGCGACAAAACGTGCCAGTTCCTTTCCACTCGGCGAAACGACGGTAAGGTGGATGCTTCTATCGCTTCCCCGGGCACTGCTTGTACCCGGCAATTCTCCGATGGGCGCAGATGCAGAAAAACCTATTTCTGCGGCATCAAAAGTCATGCTTCCTTCAATGTCTTTTTTTATAGATGCAAATTTTTCTCCGAATCCATCCCCAAGTCCCTCCGCCATAAATCCGCCAATGCCAGCAAAAACCTTAGACGGGCTGTGAATTCCGAGTAGATTTTTTACACCGTCAATAACTCCGCTAAAGAGACCCTTTACACAGCCCCACAGCCAGTCCCCCATGCTGCTTATGCCATCCCACAATCCGCGGATGAGGTCTTTGCCGACGCTCAAAATGTCGGGGATGCCGCTTATAAGGCTCTTTACAATTGTCTGAATGATTTGTGGGACTTTTGCGGCGAGTTGCGGTAGCGCTTCAATCAATCCTCCTGCCAGCGCCACAATTAGCTTGATCCCACCGTCAACCAGCGTCGGAAGGTTTTCAATCAGCTTGTCGACAATTGTATCGACCAATTCAAGAACACAGCTAATCAGAAGATCAATGTTGTCAAGAACTCCGTTAACCAGCGCCGTAATTAAATCCATACCAGCCGCAACTATGCTCGGAAGATTCTCAAGCAAAATCTGAACGGCCATCGGAATAATTGTCTGTGACGCTTCTGTTATGAGCTGCGTAAGCCCCTGAATAATCACGTTCACGCGAGGAATAATGTTTCCGCCAACAGTAACAACACTGTCGACAAAACTGCTTGTCAGTTCTGAAAAATTTGCGTTGTCATCGGCGATGCCAGTAAGCAGATTTTCCCATGCACCTTTCATGGAAGCCACGGAGCCTTGAATCGTATCAGCTGCTTCCCTTGATGCGTACCCCTGCATTCCAACCATTTCGATGTAATCTACAAGGGCGCTTTGACAATCAGCCAGGTTCTCGATTTGATACTCTGTGGCGCGCCCGTTTGCCGCGTTCCACTCGTTTACCTTGTCGATAACATCTTGAAAGCCTTCTTTTGTGGGCGTGATGCCGATTTGAAGGTTATCCAACATGGTATAGTTGGACTTCATAATTCCGTTGAAAGCATTTTGAACTGCTTCTTGAGAATTACCGGTCGCCGCTACAACGTCTGCTTCAGCATTGATGATCTTGTCGGCAAGCTCTGCCGCCGCTTGTTCGTTTCCACCGAGCGCCGTTTTTAAGCCCGTTGCAAATCCGTTTACTTGACGCAGGTATTCGTTCTGGCTCATTTGAACGGTGCTATATGCGTTTTTGGCTTTATCTGCGATAAAGTCGTAAGCTCCTCCAAACATCAGCTCTGCGCCGCCTACGAGCTGCTCATAGTCGGCATAGGCAGCCATCGCTTGTTTGCTAACAGCTACAATAGCCGTGCCTCCCGCAGCAACAGCCGCCGCGCCAACTTTGGCAGCAGTCGCAAGCCCGCCTTTAAGCTTATTTGCAAGCGTTTCTGCTCTGCTGCTTGTTTCCCCCAAACCAATGTCTACGTCGCTGTTATCAACAGTGATTTTCACAAAAAGATCAAGCAGGTTCATTTTTTCACCACCAATCCGCACCGCGCGACCACATCGGCGGTAATCTCTTCGCACGTTCTGTTGTCCTGCTTTTTCGGCTCAATCATATCAGCGTATCGCGCCTTGATGTAGTTCCCTCCCGCGTATCGCGCCGTGTTTTCTGCCACAATGCGCAGCGCGTCCGTCACATAGATGTGGTATGCGTCGTTTCTTGCTTTTTCATTGAGCCGTGCCGTGCAGTATCGCAGGAACGGTTTTATTCGCTTTTGCCCTCGGTATTCTCCGGCGCAGAGCCAGAGGATTTCTCGCTCTGCGCCGAGATAAAAAGCGTGACGAATGCTTCGTCCGTCAACAGCTCCACCGCGTCCCGCGTCAGCTTCACAAGGTTCAGTGCGCCCTTGTAATCGTCTGCGCTCACGCCCTCAATAGCCGCAAGAATGGCAATAATATCGCCTTTGTGGCCCTTGAGCAGCTCTGGGAGCGATTTTCGCGCTCTCTGCGTAGCAAACTGCTTTGCCGTCATGCCCTCCGGTAGCGGTTCACGCCGAAACATGGCCGAAGCTTTTTCGTCCTGTGCAATATTGGCGATGGGGTCAATGACGTCCGCAATGATGTCAAAGACGCGTTCGCCATGAATGTCGGAAAGTCTCATTTACGCCTCCTCCGTGCCGGCCTTGATGTAGATTTCAAAGGGAACAGCGTCCTGCGCGCTCATGGAATAGTGGCCGGTAAACTCAAAGGCAAGCTGCCCCTTGGCCTTGTCGCTCGTCTGGAGCTGGAAGCCGCCCGTAGAAAGCGCGTTGATCAGTTTGATGGCGATAAAGCCGCCGTTGGTTTCGCCGTTCTTGTCAGAGTAATCGCCCACAAGCCAGATATCGTCAAAGTCCGCGTCCTTGAGGTCATTGCGCGGTGTGACCTTGGTCGTGTCGGTCGCCCCGATGTCCGCCGCGCCGCACAGCCGCTTTGCAATGGCGGTATCGGCATTGACAAATGTGCCGGTCATCTTGACTTCCCACGAATCGAGCTTTTTCAGCTCCTTCATGTTCTTCGGGCAGTTGTCGATATCCTCGCCAAAGTCCGAATAGGTCGGCGTGGCGGTAAAATTGACGCCGCCGGTCGTTGCGCCGATCTGCCCCGCCTCGCCGACGGCGCCGGTCGCAGGCGTGAAGTCTGTCGTCAGAATTCCCGCATTGATTTGCAATTTCTGGAATGCATCAGAAGGGATTTTTGTAAATTTCATAGTTTTGTCCTTTCATCAGTTCTGCGACAGATATTCCACCGTCATGTTGAGATACCGCCGCTTGATGTTTTTATCGCTTTCATCCGCAATGTTTTGGCACCACGGGGAGCCTCGCTTGAGCCACATCGCCCCGCCGTTGTACGGCACCATGCAGCCGCCCATTCCGATAGCGTCGGAGATTTCCTGTGCCTTGGCGTTCGGCACCGCTTCGCTCTCGGTGTAATACCATAGGTTGATCGTCAGCGCGATTTCGCCGCTCTCCCATGATCCCGTGATAAGCTCATAGGTCAGCCAAGGGAAAACCGCGTCCTCCGGCACGTTAGAGGCCGGATACGCCGGAAGAAATTGGGAAAACCACGCATGGAGCGCCTTGTCCTTTGTCATTTTGGCAGCTCCTTTCGCTCCGCGGTGAAGAATTTCAGTGCCTTAATGATTGCGCCCGCAGACCTCGGTGCGGCCTTTTCCTCTGGATTTGAGGTCACACGATAAATAATCCCCGTTTCCGTATCGCGGAAATAATCGTTGTACTCGATGGGAACGCTCTGACTGACCAGCGCGGAATATACCGAGGTCACACCCTCCTTTTCCGCTTTTCGCGCCTCCATCGATGTGTCAAGAGACTGGTAATTGAGGAACTCCGCGCCCTCTTCCCACACAGTGATGTAGCCGCCCGCGCCGTCAGGCGTGCGCTTTTTCTCCATCAGAATGCACTTGTGGGCAAAATCGTCCAGTAAACTCACGGTTCCACCCCCTTGAGCTTGCGCCAGTCATTTAACCGGCCTTTAAAAGCGCCCTGCCAGCCCGTCCCGGCGCTCGTGTCGGCATTTCCGCCGCTCGCCTTGGTGTAACTGTACCCGCCGAAGCTTTCGCTCGTGTACGGGCTTAAAACGGCCTCACCGTTCTTTTCTTCCCACTCGGCGATATCTTCGGCAAGCACAACCACAGCCTTGGGCACCGCCAGCGCCCACACTGTCCCGGTAAAGGTTTCATCCGTAAGGTCGGTCGCCGGGTACTGGTGCAGGCCATCGTTAAATACGGAACCGCAGATGCGGAAATATTGATTGGTCAGGAGAAAGGGCAGCGCAATGCTGCCGTTCTCCACGGTGAACTCTCCCTCGTAGATATCCACAAGGAACCAGTTGTTCAAGTGCCGTAAGACCTGTTCAAGCATTACGCTGCCCTCCTATTTAACCCGCGCCGGCCACAGAAACGGTAGCCACGGCAATGCCGTCCAGATACTCAGCCCACAGCTTCATGCCCATGATGGCGTACATATCGCCCGTGGCGCGGCTGTAATCGCCGTCAACATGGACGCCGATCAGGTTGGTCTCGCCCTTCACGGTGTAATTCAGCCCCAGCTTGGCAAAGTCGCTGTCGCTCGGGTCTACATAGTACAGGTCGATGTTCTCCACGGGCAGAGCGATCACCTTCGTGGAGGCGATGTACTTCTCGGGCAGCAGGAACAGGGTGCGGTAGCCCATGAAGTTCTCCACGTAGTTGATGCCGAACATCGTCTGCACGGTGATCTCCTTGTCGCCCAGGTAATCGTAAGCGTCGATGATGTTGGCAAAGCCCACCACCTCGGTCACGTCCTTATCCAGACCGGCAAACTTGTCCAGCACCTTGCCCTTAGCCATAGCCAGAGCACGCTGCCACGTTTTCTCGGTCACCTTCAAAGTGCCGGTACCGAGGAAGGTGTAGAAGTCGGTCAGGACCTTGTTCTGCAGGGCCACGAGGAACGCCTCGTCGGTCTTCTCCACGGCGACGTCAGCGCCGTACTTCGCCACGCTCTCGATCGTCACGCTCTTGGCATACTTGGAAATGTCGATGTCGCCGTAGGCAACAGGCTCGACCTTCATCTTGGTAAAGGGGATCTCGTCACCCTCAGCCACAGTGCCGCCCTTGAGACCGCCGTCCACGCTGGCCTTGTAGGAAACCAGCTTCGTGCCGGGGGCCTTGCGGATGGGGCGCATGATGCCCATGATGTTGCGCAGCGCGTCCCAGTTGTCAGCAAAGCGGGACACGAAATCCACCTCGCGTGCGGAAGTGGTAAACTGTGCAGAAGTCGTTACGTTAGTTTTCGCAGCCATAAATAGCTCCTTTCAAAAAATCAGTTGTTTTCGCTTGCCATCAGATCGGCAAGCGCTTTCTGGCGCTCCGCTGTAGACATCACATAGCGGCCCTTATCGTCCTTCTTGTAAATGTCCTCACGGGTTTTTGCGCCGCCGGTGTTCGCCGGGGGATTGGCGGGATTTGCGCCCTTTGTCTGCGTGGTGGAGACCAGCCCCTTATAGGTGCCGTCCACAAGTGCATCAAGGGCCTTGGTGTCCTTGATCTTCTCGCCGTCCAGCTCCAATGCGGCCATTTCCTCGCCGCAGCCACGCATGGCAAGGTCGAGATTCGCGCCGGTGATGTTTTTGCTCTCAAAGTAAGCACGGACAGCTTTTTCCTTTGCCGCCTTGCTTTCCTTTTTTGTGACGTCGGATTTGTAAGCTTCAAAGGCCGAGTGTTCCTTCTCGTACTTTTCCTTATAGCCGCCGTCACCCGCTGCCTTGAGGTCGTCCAATTCCTTCTGGACGCCTGGCAACTTCTCCGCGTCCGCCTTGTACTTCGTGAGATCGTCCTTGAGGGGATCAACCACGCCCAGATGCAGCGCAACCAAGCGATTCTCGATCTCTTCGGTGCAAGCGTCGCCGAGAATATTTCTGATTTCCGCTCTCGTAAATTTTGCCATGTTATTCGTTCTCCTTTTCTTTGGCCCCAATTCTTCGGGGGCGAACGTTGTATAAAAACCGCTGTACCTCGCGGGTTTTACCTAAAGGAAAAGAGCCAACCAAAATCCTTATCCATTTTTCAGCTCGTTTTCCAGAATGTCTCGATACTGCCCCGCATGGTCGGCGGCAGCGGGCTTCAAAAACGGCTGTGCCTTGTTGCCGTGGGTCATGTGCCAGTTGCCCTTCGCATCCTGATACACCCACGGCGTAGGCCGTCCGCCGCCGCCCTCGGCGTAAATGCCGGTACCAAGCTCGACGTAAGCGGCATACTCATTATTCGTTCCAATAATTGCCGCTGGTTCCTGCTCGTCTACCACATGGGTAATGCTGTTCCGCAGATTGCCGGTGTCAACAGGGCATAGTTTTTTTGCGTATCCCTCTGCCACCAGCCCGCACTTTTCAAGCCCGCGCAGCAGCGCCGCCTTGATCGCGGCAGAAACCTCTTTACTGTTGTCGTGGATTTCAACGCTCATTTCTTTCTCCTGAAATACTTGTCAACGATTCTCAAAACCTCATCGGCGTATTGATTCGGCGTTGCCCCCAATTTTGCATAAGCAAAACATTCCGCAAGAAACTCATTTTGATTGGAAAAGGCATACTTTCCCAATTCGTCCGGTCGGTCATTTTTTGCGACCTTATAAACCTCTTCGATTTCGTCCCAAAACGCGAGTTCTTCGCCGTATCCATACAAACGGCTGGTTAATTCTTCGGACAGGGTATGCGCAAACTCGTGCGTTGTTGTATATACCCCGATTTGCCGACGCCCCAATCGCGGGCTTTCGCCAGCCGCCGAAGATTTGCGCAGCTCGGTAAACAAGCTGTTTTGGTCTTTGTAATATTTCTTAGGGTATTGCAGTGATACTCTTTCAGCCCTTGCACCAGAGCGCTTTACTTCTCCCAGTGCCGCGCGTCCGGAAGTTGTTACAATCTCGCTAAAATGATACCCGTATTCATCCCCCAATCGTAAAATCTGCTCCATATTTTCTTTTGCAAGGTTTAAATCCATTCCTGACAAATTAACTGTCTTTTTGGTTCTTTCCTGCATAATATTGGAAACAACAGAAACGCTATCGGCACTTCGTATTTTTTCTATTGCTATTGTCAAAACATCTGTACTAACGCTCTTTTTCCACCCAGCCCATTCCGCATAGGACATATCCGAGATAACCTCTGTTTGCCCTGTATCGGCGTTTCTGGCGCGCCGTTGTGCGGTAGAGGCATCTACCCCCTCAACGGCGGGAATCAGCGTGCAGCGGCAGTTATATATCTCCCACGGTGGCCCTTGTGGGTCGCCGGGAAAGCGACAACCATTAGAAAACTTCTTGTCTTGCGCCACTTGTTCGCCGTCAAGCATGGCATGAGAGTGGCGTGTACGCGCGTCCAGCGTGGCCAACCAACGTTTTTTGAGCTTTATCCCCATCTTTTCCGCCGCCGCATAGCTGTCCATGCGTCCGGCGTTCTGCGCTCCAGTCACGGCTGTACGGGCGGTGCGGATGGCGGAATTGCGGCTCATGGTGGTAATGCGCATTTGCAGGTCGTCCGCCATGTGCTTGATGCTTTTGCCCTGCAAGATGGAACTGGTGACACTGGCCGTAATTTGTTTCTTGCCATACGCGAGATCAATGCCGCGTTTCAGCGCTCTGTCCTTCGGATAGTACGGCATCAACCCCGGCTGCTCCACGATCAGGCGTTTCACTGTCTGCTCGTCCCACAGGTCAAATCCAATGTCCCCGGTCACGCTCTCGATGGTGTACGCCGCATAGTTGCGGTTGAGGGAGTAGATACCGGGCGTTGCGTCGTTGGTGTAAGACACCGCCACGGCGTTTGCGTTGGTCACGCGCTGCGCTACCTTATCCCGCATGACCTGATAGCGTTCCCCACGTCCGATCTGATTGAGCCGCCATTGCTTATAGTCGGCTTCCGTCCATTCTTTACCGTTCTGCACAGTGCCGATCAGAGATTTCATTTCTTCGTCGCGCTTGGCAAACTGCTCAAAGTATGTATCAATGGTCGCTTGCAGCTCTTTCCCAGCCTCACGGTACAGCTTCGCAATGCGCCGTTCCAGTTTCGCAAGCTCTTGATCGGTCAGCTTGTGGCCAAGATCACTGGTCGCCATCGTCAATCACCGGCTCAGTCAAATCGATCACCTCTGCTGCCTTGCGCTTCATCATATCCTCATATTGGTCAATGTCACCGTTGATCGTCAGAAGCTTCTTTGTGATGTATTCGTCATCGTAATACGCCGCGCCCAGAAGGACGTTCTGCGTTTCCTCGCTCTTGTTGATGATCTGATTGCGCGTGTAGCTCGGCTTGTCTTCAATGCCTGCCAGGCGCAGAATCTCAACAATAAACCGCGTGACCTCGGATTCAAACTTGTCCGTCTTCAAATCCAGAGGCACATAGCTTGCCTTAATTGCCGTTGCAGTCTGATTCCCAGCGGACACAGCCGAAGCGTCAAAGCCCTGGAAATCCTCGTACAGCTTCTTCTTGAGCATATCAATGGTGCTGCTGGTGCCCTCATAGGGGGCCTCGATGGTTTTACTCTCCACCTTTGCGCCGTCATCGCCGTTGGCGTGGGCAACGTGCGTGGTTTTCAAGCGCTCCACAAATTTCGCATCGTCCAGATCGTCCATGCCGTTGCAGTTAGAAAGCACCCAATAGATTAGGTTGCCCTCATCCACATTGTTGACCATGTTAGAGGACGCCAGATCCAGCGCGTCAATGGTGTTGCGCTTGCCGACAATCTCGGAAAGACACCGCTTGTTGTTTTTCAGTGGCACGATTGGGAAACTCGGATAATTGCCGCCGTCATAGATTTCGGTTTCACCGACATCAGCCTTGCGCTCGATCAGCTTATAGCTACGCTTCGGCTGCATGACGTCCATATCCTCGCTGCTGGGCTGGAAATATTCGGTAAAGCCGTCGATCTCATACAGCGTCGCTCTCAACGGCTTATCCTGTGCCACCTGCCAGAACCGGATACCGGCTTTCATCGCGCCGTCCTCTTCATCATAGAGGGGGACGAACTCAAGCAGGGAGAACACACGCAAATGCGTCAAATCCCAGAAACCGAAGGACACGCCCGCAATTTTCGCCTCACGCGCTGCATCCATGACTTCCTGATCGAAGTCCGGGCATAGCTTGTTCGGCGTTTCCTTCTCCGCAAAGGTTACGCCGTTGCCCAGCAGATACGAGACTTCCTGATCCACCGCCAAGCCAAAGAACCGACTGGCCAGCTTGTGGTTTGCCGTCCACATATCCGTGTGGGCGCGGCCCTGCATATCGTAGATGATTTTTTCATAGCGGTTAATGGTTGGATTCAGACCGTTATAGTATTCCTCCGCATCCACCGCCGTCTTATATGCGTGGGATTCGCGATGCGCGTTGATCGCGCTGCGGATAAACTCCATCCGCGCCTTTTCGTCCTCGCCCACCGCCACAAGGTCATTATATGTTTTGATAGCCGCTCACCGTCCTATCTGTTCCAAATGGGGGTATAATCGCGACGATACGCCTTGTTTTTCAAAATCGTATAGGCAAAATAGCGCGTCTCGTCCATTGCGTGATCGTTTTCTTTGATTGGCTTGTCTTCTGTGGATTTTTCATCCCACCGATACAGTCCAAACTCCCGAATGCAGTCTTTACAATCTCGGTGTATCTTGATTACGCCGTCCTGCAAAAACCGCGCCGTAGTCATAATACCGTTTGTCACATCGTTGTTTGCCTTACGCACCATATACCCACGCCGCCGCAAAACCTCGATAAACGAGGCGGCAGACGGATCAACGATGATGCTCTTGACGCCCGTCTCGCCGATAAGCTTTTTTATTTCGTCGGCGTATTCCTCGTCCGTCTTGTTCTTTTGGTTCTCGCGCCCAGAATAGTAATACTCGCGGATGCGCGTGGCCGTCTTGCCGTCCCAGCGCCAAAGTCCTGCAGAAAACGGGTTAAGCGTGCCGTAGTCGCAGGAAACATAGTATTCTCCCTTCTCCGGCAGCTCGTCCACAATGCAACTCTCGTCAAACATGGGATAGATCAGCCCCTCGGCCACCACCCACAGGCCGCGAATGTATCGGTCGTAGAACACGCCGGAAAACATAGATTGATAGCGTTCCAGCGTCTTTTGAGATAATCCGGGGTTGTCCGTCATTTCAAAATGCAGATACAGCGCGTTCCGCTCTTTGTTCCGCTGTATCCACTCTGTATAAAACCAGTGCTGCGGACTTCCCGGGTTGCAGGAAAACCACAGCTTTGCCCCGTCTACGGAGCAGCGGGTCAATGCCTGTTCCACAAACGAGCGCGGCATCAGCACCACTTCGTCCAGCAGAACGCCCGCCAGCGTGCGGCCTTGGATCAGCGTATAGCTTGCCTCGTCCTTGCCGCCGAACACTTCAAAGTAGTTTGTCACGGCACCGCGCCGCACTTCCATTACCTTATCGCCGCGCCGCCAGCGTATGATATAGCGCTCTTTGGCAAGGCTCATCGCCGTAAACGGCACGATGATGTTCTTGGTGCAGCTATCCACCGTGCGGCCACACACGCCGAAGCGCTGGCCGCTGAAATTCTCCATCGCCCAGCGGACGAACGCCCACATCATGATGGAGGTCTTGCCGGAACGCACAGCGCCGTCGCAGATCAGCGCGTCATACTTGGAATAGGGGAAAGCAAGGATCTTCTGCTGCTTCGGGCTAATCATCGCTCTCCAACCCTTCTGCCATTTCACGCAAGCTCACGCTCAATGCGTCGTCCTTTGTGTTGTCCGTCGGCAAACCCAGCTCAACAATATCACGCTGCCCAAGGTACTGCTTCCCCAGCCAAATAGCCATGCTTGCGTTCTTTGCCGCAAGCTGCCACTGGCTCCGACGCAGTGAAATTTTCCCAGCTCCGCGCTTTTGCTTAAATACCTCGGAAAAACTGGCATGATAGGTGCGTTTACACCAGCTGTCCAATGTTTTATCGGTCACATCAAACCAACCGCAGATTTCTTCAAGCGTGCATTGCAGGCCGCAGAGGTTTTCGAACTGCTTCTGGTCTATTTCCTTTCTTGGCCTTGCCATACGCGCCCTCCTTTCTCTGCTGGCGTTTAATAAACTTCTCCATGTCTTGCTTCAAATACGGGCTGCTGGTTTTGGCAATAATCTCCCGTGCTTCTTCAATCTCGCTCTCACCATACAGGCAAGGCTCATGTTTCCACTGGAAATCCTGTCTCCCCATCACAAGGGAGTTCTTCACCCAGATCAGGCACTGCCGGACACGCAGCATCGCATCTCTGCACGCGCCTCGGAAGTTATACCCCTCGCTGTCTGCGTGCCAAATGTAAAATGGAGCACCGGGTTTCATAACCATCGCCGCATTGGAAAACGCGTCCGTCAGGAACCGTCTAAATGCCGTATCCTCCATATTGTCGTTCTTAATCTTCCCGGCGGTGCCCTGATAGTCCACATTGTACGGAGGGTCTGTGAGCAGCAAATCCATTTGTGCCCCCCCCACGAGCTTCTGTACGTCTGTAAAAGACGTGCTGTCTCCGCACATAAGGCGATGGTCTCCAAGCTGGTACACATCTCCCAATTTGCTCTTCGGTTCTTCCGGTAAAACAGGATTGTAGTTGTCCTCTATAACTGACATGTCGAGTTCATCACGCAGCCCCCAATCAAAGTCAAACGCCGATAGGTCAAGACCAGGCAGTTCATCAGCCAGCAGATCAAAGTCCCAGTCGCTCTCGTTGCTCTTGTTGTCCACCAGCCGCAGGGCGTTTACCTGCTCCGGTGTCAGATCGTCCACACAGACGCACGGCACTTCTTCCATGCCCAGCTTCTTTGCTGCCATAGCGCGGCAGTGGCCGATTACAATCACGCCGTTGCGATCAATCACAATCGGCTGCACAAAGCCGTACTGCTGGATGCTCTCCGCAACGTTGTTAATCTGCCGCCTGTCATGCTTCTTTGCGTTGGATGCATACGGAATAATATCTGCAATCGGTTTGTTATGGATAACCATAAGTCTTCCTTTCCTGACGCAGCGGCCTCCCACCACTGGCCTTTGTCATTGGCACGTCTGTCCCAGGCTTTCGCCACACCCTAATTTGTTTTTACACAATCAGTCGGGTGCCACCACGCATCCATACTGTCCTACACAGCGGCTTTGTCCTAAGACAACCGCCACCACACCACATCCACGCCTCAGATTTCTTTCAGCACGGTGGTACCCAGACCAATCACGGAACTTTACAGCCCTGCGCCGGTACGTCGGTCGCATCCGTTCATCTTTACAAAGCCGGTGCCAGCCAATAAATAAATTGCTTCGTCCTGCCGCTTTCGTACAGCGCGCAGAAAAGACCACTTTCGCAGGCTTACGCTCCGTGCGGCTGCGAGGCAAGAGGTCACGCCTATGGTGCAGACGGTTGGACTTGAACCAACGACATACCTCCCGGCGCGGTGCTCTACCGCCTGAGCTACGTCTGCATATTGCCCCGTCAGGGCGGAGCCGCCGCCCCGCCCCACAGGGTAGAAAAGAGGGGAAAAGAAATGAATCGGCACGGGCAGGTTGCCCCTGCATATCCAGCATACCTATATGTATATCTCCCGCGCACCCCTCAAACGAAAATTTTTTTATTTTTTCCATTTTCCCTCTTGACATACCACGCAATGCGTGGTAATATATAGACAGATCAAGAAACAGTGCAGCCGCACAGCGGCAGAAAGGGAAATATCATGAAAAAGACTTTTTATTCCGTCACTTACAGCGTATGGGGATCCAGCTTCTCCCGGGAGGCATGGTTTGACAGCAAGTCCGCCGCAGAAGCCTTCGCCGCCCACGATTACCGGGACGACCCGGTGTCCCACACCTACAGCAAGGCGGACAGCATCCGCGCCGCCGAGGATCGCGTGGCCGCTACGGCAGCAGAGCTGATCGCCTGATCGCATTACCGCTTCTGGCGGGGTTGAGCGCATCAGCCCCACCCCATACCCAAATTAACAGGAGGGACAGAACATGGAGATCAACACCCACGGACGGAACATCAACATGGAGGACTTGGCAAAAGCCTCCGACTGCACCAAGGGCCTCGGCTCCCGCACTGGGGAGTACGCAGAGATCTTTTACGACAAGGCCACCGGCGATGTCTGGTGCAAGTACCACTGGGATCGCGAGGAATGGACGGTCTACCACGACGCTGACGTCACGAAGGTTGGTATTGCGGTACGATACAAGACCCAGCAGCAGATTGCGGACATGATCGACAATACCCTGACAGAGGACGAGCAGACCGAGCGCGAGAACGCCGCATATCTGGCGGGCGGAGCATGGTCATGATGGCGCTTGACATTTCCCGCGCAGCGTGGTAACCTATTCTCGTCGGATGCAGGAGGCGCTTGCATCCGTGGATTGAAAAGGTGAGAAGGACAAGTCCTTCACCCGCGGGAAGAGCACCGGTCACCGGTGCTTTTCCTTTTTCACATTTTCACCTACGAAAGGATATTAAACATGACAGACAAACTGTTTTGCACCCTTTTCGCCGCAGCACTCGCCGCCGCCGACCGAGACGCTTTTGTTTCCGACTGGTCGCTGTCCTCCGTCTGGGGGGACGCGGACATCCCCGCAGACCGCATCGACCTGCTGGCGCGTCTCTGGGACGCCGCCCACCTGACGATCCGCGACATCCGGCAGCACACCGGCCTGTCCCAAGCAGCCTTTGCTATGCGCTACTGCATCCCCACCCGCACACTGGAGGACTGGGAGCGCGGCGTGAGGAGCTGCCCAGCCTATCTCCGCCTGCTGCTGGCGCAGGCCGCCGGGCTTTATACAAGACCATGACAACTCAAAAAGAGGACACCATGTAGGTGCCCTCTTTTTTCATCTCTCCACATCCTCCGGGAAAAACGTCTCGCGGATGCCCTTGCACTCCGCCACGATATAGCGCCCCTTTGGATGCACATAAACCACCGTCGCACGCCGCACTGGGTACTGCTTTTCGAGATTTCCGGAGCCTGGGAACGGCTCCGGCATCGTCAGAAACCGCGCACGAATCACATCACCCTTCTGCATTGTCCCTCCACGGCGTATCTACGCACTCCGGTTTTCTGCACCGCATTTCGGCAGACACCCATGTCGTAGTGCTTGCAATCCTTGCAGCATACCACCGGAGCAAC